AAACTCTTGTTGTTAAAGTTGATCCTGCTGCGTTAAACCCATCAGCTGCAGGCGGTGCGTGTGATGAAGTATCACTTCTAAAGATTTCAGGTCTTACTAATGGCATGTCAGTACGTATGCTATGGGACGCTACGGCACCGGTGCCTATTCAGACTATCCCTGCCAATACGCAGTACATTCAGGATTACTCTGATATTGGGGGTCTGACCAATAACGCAGGCGCAGGTAAGAATGGTAAGATTGTCTTTACCACATATGAGACCGGCGCAGGTGATACATACACCATTGTGCTTGAAATGCAAAAGCATTACGTCAACCCAATGGGGTAATTTATGCCGCTTATCAAAAGCAAATCCGACAAAGCCTTCAAACAAAATATTCGCACTGAAGTGAAGGCAGGCAAGCCTGTCAAACAGGCTGTTGCGATTGCTTATAGTATGAAGCGCGCTGCGCAAAAGATGAAAGATGGTGGTGAGCCAAGGCTTTCAGTGTCGCGTGGTGAAAAGCTACCCACAAGTCGTGGTGCAGGTTTGACTGAAAAAGGCCGCGAGAAGTACAATAGGGCTACTGGCGCCAATCTAAAAGCACCGGCGCCAAACCCAAAGACAAAAGCTGATGAGGGTCGTAAGAAATCTTTTTGCGCTCGCATGAGTGGTATGCCTGGCCCAAAGCGCGATGAGAAGGGTAACCTTACTCGTAAAGCCGCAAGCCTTAAACGTTGGAATTGCCCAGGGTGGTAATGCATGGCAACTAGTGGAACAGTAGGCAATACCGTCATATCAGTGCAAACACTGATAGATCATGGCGCTCGCCGTGCTGGAAAATTGGCAGAAGAGCTCACCAATGAGCAGGTTTTGTCTTCCAAAGAGTGCCTGTATTACATTTTGTCCAATATGGCCAATCGTGGCATTCAATATTGGTGCATTCAGAAGAACGTTTTAGGTCTCTACCCAGATCAATACATCTACGACATGCCTTTGGGCACTGTCGATGTGCTAAATGCCAACTATCGTACGGTTACGCGCATTACTGCAGGCATGTTTGCCTCATCCGGCAATGCAAATAACGCTTATGATGGTGATTTAGACACAATTTGCCAACAAACTGCACCTGATGGGTACATTGGCATCAACAATGGCACCAATAATGCAGTCTACATGGCCACTGTAGGCATTTTGGCAGGCACAACAGGTTCTTTTGACATAGAAATACAGTATAGCAGTGATAATATTACTTGGACTACGCTCTATGCGCCTGGTGTGACCTCTTGGGTTGATGGTAAATGGCTCTATTATGACTTAGAGCCCAGCGCTACAAGCGCTTTATGGCGTATCAAGGAAACTGGTGGCAATACGTTGGCTGTTCGTGAATTGGTATGGGGCACTGCGCCTACTGAGATCCCAATGGCGCGGCTAAATCGTGACGACTACACCAATTTGCCTAACAAAAACTTTACTGCAGACCAACCTTTATTGTTTTGGTTTGATCGCACCATACCTCAGCCATCCATGTACACCTGGCCGGTGCCTGGTAACCCTTTTAAGCAAATTGTTGCATGGTGCCATCGCCATATTCAAGACGTCGGGCAGCTTTCAGGTGAGATTGAGATTCCGCAACGCTGGTACTTGGCAGTGCAAAACATGCTAGCCCATCAAATGGCTATGGAATTGCCTGGCGTTGAGCCGCCGCGTATTGCGTATTGCGAGCAACAGGCTGAGAAATATTGGAACCAAGCAGAGCAAGAAGAAAGAGACAAGTCGCCAATTTATTTTGCGCCTAACATTTCGCCTTATACAAGATAATGCCACGCGTTCTCAACACTTTAGGCAACAGCATCATTAGCATAGCAATATGCGATCGTTGCCGTATGAAGAGAGCGTATGTAGATTTAAGCCCCGACCCTAACTTTCCAGGGTTACAAGTTTGTAATCAAGGTTGCAAAGATCAGTTTGACCCATATAGGTTGCCGGCAAGACAGCCTGAGAAAATCGCTATTAGATTTCCGCGGCCTGATGCTGACATTGCTACTAATCCGGATGCATTGATTACCGGACCTTACGAGAATTATGAGATTTCTCCTGAGCAAAATGTGGATACTCCGGAGAATAATGGCAACTTGGATAATTTGAGTCCTTAATATGGCCAACATACAGATCACGCAACTCCCATCCGCCGGCCCTATTACCGGCGCTGAATCTGTACCTATTGTCCAAAATGGCGTAACAGTACAGACAACTACAGGCGCAATCGCTGCTAGCCCGTCGCAAACACAAACTTTTCTAACTGTTGGCTTACAGACAACGCTGCCTAATAGTCGTTACATTGGCGTTGGCGCGGGCTTGACAGTCACTGACGGCGGCGCGCAAGGCGCGTATGTCATTAGCCCAGCAGCTGAGTTGCTAAGTCTGATTAATGCCAGCACCGGTATTCTGGTCAAAACGTCTACTGGCAATCTGGCCTCTAGAAGCATTCAAGTCTCTGGCCAAGGATTATCCATTACCAATGGCTCCGGTGTTTCTGGGGACCCAACTATTGCACTGGATGGCCTGTCCGCAACCATTGCTGGATTGAGTGGCTTTGGCCAGCTAACTTTACTAGGTACTGGCGCCACTATAAGGCAGCTTGCAGGTACAACTAACCAAATTGATATTGCCAATCCGCAAGGCACAGCAGGCAATCCTACATTTGCCATTGCTGATAATCCTGTATTGCCAGGTACTGAAGGTGTGGTGGTACCTACGGGCACAACTGCTGAGCGTCCTGCGTTACCTACTGCAGGTCTGGTGCGTCTCAATAGCTCCACAGGCCGTCTTGAGGTTTATCAGCAGTCTAACTGGGTAACTATTGGCTCAGGCGATGGCACTGTAAGCAGCGTTGATGCTTCTGGTGGCACCACAGGTATGTCTTTCAGCGGTGGACCTATCACCACCACAGGAACTTTGACATTGAGTGGCACTTTGGTGGCTGCAAATGGTGGTACTGGACAAAGTAGCTACACCACTGGTGATACTCTTTACGCTTCTGGCAGTACAGCGCTGTCTAAGTTGCCTATTGGCACAACTGATTACGTTATGACTTCCAGTGGCACTGCGCCACAATGGACTGATCCTGACAATATTTCTGTTGGCTATGCCACTGACGCTCTAAATGCTGATTACGCCAATGACGTCAAAGGCGGCGTAGCCAATCAGATTTTGTATCAGAATGCAACCAACTCAACCAGCTTTATCGCTGCGCCTACAACGCCTATTACGTATTTGCAATGGGATGGTACGCAGTATCAATGGGTGGTTGTTGCTGGTACAGGTACAGTTACTAGTGTTGATGTATCTGGTGGCACAACCGGCTTAACCACGTCCGGTGGGCCCGTTACTGTAACAGGCACCATTACGCTGGGAGGTACGCTTAAAACCACTAATGGTGGTACAGGGCTTACTGGGTATTCAGCAGGTGACTTGCTTTACTACTCAACCGGCACGGCTCTATCTAAGCTAGGTATTGGCTCGTCAACCTACCTATTGACCTCGTCTGGTTCAGCGCCGCAATGGTCTAATCCTATAGGCGTAACTGTTGGGTACTCTAGCAATTTGGCTAATGGCACTACTGGTGCATTGGCCTATCAAACTAGCGCAAGTACCACAGCATTCTTAGCATTAGGCGCAACTAATTACGTTTTGGTTGCAGGTGCCACTGCGCCACAGTATGTTGCGCAAAGCACTTTGTCTGTAGGTTCAGCAACGACAGCTACAAATCTTGCTAATGGCGCAGCAAATCGTATTGCGTACCAAACAAACGCCAACACAACAGGGTTCATTACAGCGCCAACTGTAGCCAATACGTATCTTGAGTGGTCAGGCTCAGCATTTCAATGGTCTGCAAACCCGCTAGGTACGGTTACCAGCGTCAACGCTTCAGGTGGTACTACCGGATTGACATTCTCTGGTGGCCCTATCACTACCAGCGGCACACTAACTTTGGCTGGAACTTTAGCAGTTGCTAATGGCGGTACAGGCGCAACAACTGCGCCTACTGCTCGAGCTAACCTTAGCGCAGCAGTGCTAGGTACAAATAATGATATCACCAGTATGACGGCTCTTACTGGTGGTATTGCTACACCAGACTATATTGACTTTGATACCGCTGCAGCACCTGCAAGTGCTGTAGGGCGTTTGGCATGGGATTCTGGTGACGGTACTCTAACTGTAGGCTTAACAGGTGGCGCCGTTAACTTGCAAATCGGGCAAGAAAACGTTGTACGAGTCTACAATAATTCAGCATCTACAATTACGCCTGGGCAGGTTGTTGCGGTAAATGGCGCGCAAGGCCAACGACCGGCTGTTGTTCTTGCAGACGCTGACTCAGAACCGCTTTCAGCAGCTACGCTTGGTGTTGCAGCTGAAAGCATTGCTGCTGGCGCAGAAGGATTTGTAGCTACATTTGGTGCCTTACGCGGGATCAACACAAGTGCGTTTACTGCAGGCGACCCAATTTATTTGTCGCAAACTGCAGGCGGCTTTACTGCAACGCGGCCTTCTGCACCCGCACATACGGTATTTTTAGGCTGGATAATTAAAGTTAACGCATCCAGTGGCGAGATCTTTCTCAACATCAATAATGGTTGGGAGCTCGATGAGCTGCACAACGTAAAGATCACCAACGTACAAAATAACGACTTACTGCAATACACCTCAGCAGGGCCATATTGGCAAAATGTAGCACCTAGTGCAGTTTCTGTAGGTTCAGCAACAACAGCAAC